TTTCATCTCCTAAATCCTGATAATAATACATTACCTGTCCATTAGGGTCTCTCTGGATGAACATATTCTGAGATGACCTTAAAACAAGATTATCTCCTGTCCATTCCATATAGGATGTACCAAAAATCCTTCCATTGCGTAACCATGTGTATAAAAGTTGTTCTATATTTATCTGTTCAAACAACTTTTGTATATTATCTCTGTCCTCATCACTGTCCGTAACTATATCGAACCCGTCTTTTGCGGCATACATGCATGGTAAATCAATCAGAGTCCTAATTATAGGGTCTGACAAATAAACATTCATATATGTCTTACTGTCACCAATTTGCGGTTCTTTAAGGTTTCCACCTGCTCGACCAAATAGGTTCGGTCTATTCTGTAACTGTATTCGTTTTATAACACCAGAACCAAAACTTCTAGGGTCATCTTTCGAAAACGGAGGGTTAGTCCCTTTAGTTGCAAAACTCCGCCTATTAAAAGGCCAGTAATCGCTCAGAGCCACGGCTATCAATAGCTTATAGTAGGTTATAGTATATAAAGCTTTCGCTCAAAACCTTTAAATACCAGTTAAACGTCCTTTATTAAGGTTCCTATTGTGTCGAGTAGTAGTAAATATAGCTCTTGTTTCCGCTGGGTCTCTCCTTTCACCTGTTTGTTGAATGTTTACACTGGCAAAGGAAGAACCAGATGGTAACATCGCTAAAGAAGCATGTAATGCAATAGCACAACTATCACAATAATCATCGTGTTTTCCGTCTGGAGCAGCGATACGTTCAGTTTTATTGGCTGCATCCATGACATATTCTAAATCTATGTGTTCTCTAAGCCATTTATTGATTAATCTGGCTTGAGATGGTTCTAGGCCATCTGGATGAGGGACTCTCACCAGACCTTGCTGTATATAAGACACATAATCTCTATAAATCTGAGTTTTTGTACCTCTGGGTCCACCAGTAAATATAAAAGGTATAAAATGTATCTGTGGTTTATGTTCTATACAAGCTAATCTAATATCATGTTCTATCGCACCACCAATCCCCGTCGCGTCAATAATAACACGGTCAGCGCCATAATCACTAGCAACAGCCATGATACGCCTACGCTGATATGGAATGTCATGTCCACCTGTCTTTGGAGTAATCTCCTCAATGTAGATAAGATTTGCTCTGTTAGTATCTGCGTCTTTAGATGTACTCCATACGCTAATAACAGTGCTATTGACAGATTTACCAATGTCAACACCCACAACACAATTAGGATAGTTTTTTCCAGCTTCGACAAAGGCCATTCCTTGTGTAAGGCATCCTTTGAGTAATTCGGGATTGAAGATGTTCGAGACCGATTCGACGAATTCACACTCATATTCTGTTCTCCAATATAACGAGTCTTCACCCCATTCCCTCATCTTTTCAGCCATATCATATTCAGTATAAGGAGGGGAATAAGCCCTTCCTCTTTTCACTGCGTCTCTCCATGTATATACCATTCGCTCAAATGTTGGTTCATATGCATCATCATAAAGATAGCGCCACATGTGGTTTTCCTTACTTTTGGGGGTACCTAAATTAATAAAAGGAGCTTTATTAGCTACAATAGCTGGCTCCACATTATCTACAAACAGTCTATCATCAATCAACGGGCTCTCATCAATAACACAAAATGTAGGATGCTGGCCTCGTATAGCCTGTCCTTGATTAGATGGAGCTAATGGGGCTCGACGAAGCACAGTCCCACCCTTCATTGTGATGTTAGGTTTGTTGTGAAACCTGTAATGGTCAATTAAGCCATTGAGAAAAGTGTTATCTGCAAAATGTCTATAACAATAATTAAATATAAGTGAAGCTTGGTCCTCAGATGGAGCCAAGATAAAAACTAAATCCCTGAAGCGATTAAAGAACATATAGATAGTTACAGCTACCGAAAGAGCGTAGGATTTGCCACAGCCTCGTGGAGCCAATATAGCAAGTTTACGTTGTTTTGTGGGGTTACCGGCAGGATATGTTAATGCTTTGACACAAATTGTTTCCTGCATAGGTCTTAATCTTAAAGGCCTCTGTTTATCATCAATAAGATAAGCTTCACAAAAGGCCCTCAACAAAAGGGTCATCTTTTTCTCGTCTAAACGACAAATATCAAAAATCTTTTCTAGTTTACGAGAGTCATGAGCAGCTAGGCCGCTAATCGCGGATTTCATCGTCTTCTCGTTCTTCACTGCTGTCATCGACTAACTCCTCCAATATTTTTGAGAAATTCTCGCTGTTCTTTTCAACAACGGTTGGTATCTCTATGTTCAGAGCTCTAAACTCCGTATGTATATCACGGACTATTTGATTTCTTTGCCGCAAGAGCTCTGTTCTCGCGTTAACATCCCGAAGACATACAAGAATTTCTTCCCAAAGCACGTCTTCAAGCGTAAGGTTGCGTGCCAACAAGCGGACAAGTTCTTTATGACGTGCATATTCTCCTTCTCCTACTCGTTGACGTAATCGCGCTTCATATTCTTCTACGTTCACAGTTTCTTAGCAAGTGCGCGCATTTCCTTTTTTAGTCCTGCTTCTGCACTTCTGGTTCTGTGGTCTACTTCTGATAGAATAGCCTTTTCTAGGATTGCAGCCTTAATCTTCGCTGCTTTGGTAGCATCCATCTTAGCTTGCATAACCTTAGTAAAATACTTGTTATACAGCTCTTCCATTTCATCCTTATGCTTTCTCATGAGTTTAGAATACCACTTTCGAACAAAAAGTCTAAAAGTTGGTGACTTCATCCATGCGACTACACAAGCGATGGCTACTACGACTAATCCTACAGCTATATATTCTACGTTATCAGTTAACGTGTTCAGAATACCTGTTTCATCTACTATATCTCCTGTGAGATTAGCAGTTGTGTTGTTTGTTTCATTAGTCATGGTTTGTTACCACTGTATATAGTAATACGGACATACTATATAAAGCTTTCGTTGTGTGGCCCCATGGATACTATTGCGTAAGTTCCTGTGGTTCAGCGGTCCGTCAGGAGCCACCTATTCTTATAGATTATATAACTATATAAAGCTTTAGGTATATATTACCCAATAGCCCCAATTTCCCCCACCAATTCTTTCAATACCACATTGAAGTGCTGCGTCTATGTCTTGAGTTGCTGTATCTATTGCTAACTCCATACCTGCGACTGCTGCTTCCATGTTCGTATATCCTGATGCGGATAATGATGTTGCTGCCATCTAGTCCTCCTTTATTTTTGTTTTTTCCCTACCATCGATACTAACCGTAATGAAAACCTCATCAGTAGGGAATGTAGTAATGTGACACCAGCTGCCGTCAGTATAATGCCAAGAATAATCAGCGATGTTAGTATCGTGTCGTTCATTTTTCTTCGTCATGGTCGTGGTCTCCGTTTCTGAATGTACCTTTGCGGGTCTGTTCTATTTGACTGTTCTGTTGAGCAGTCCATAATTCTAATACCTTATATATAATAACAAGCGCTGGTGAACCTATAATCAGAAGTACTGACTTATATGATTCTATATTTGTTACTATGTCTGCATGACCAAACGCCATTGCGACTAAAAATATAGATAGCCCTACCCAAGCCATAACAACTGGAGCACATACTAATACCATCATAAAGTTAGCAAAGTTTCCATCTGGGCTTATTGCATCTGGTTTATCACCGTTCATAATAACACCTGTGCTTTCCTGTTCGTGTTACGTTAAATAGTGTTACTGGTTTTCTACACATCAGATTACTATGGCTCATGCATCCTCCGTACTATTGTCGCTAGCTGCGTCTCTATCTGGGTCATCACCCTCTGCTACCATTACGCCATTATAGTCATAATACCAGTAGTAAGGATAATCACAATAACAATCACATGCCAACGAAGAATCATTATCTTCTTCGAAAAGCTCTTCTGTAAAATCATTAAAGCCACCTATTAACACAAAAGTTAAAAATATTTGTAGCGCTAGAAGTGCCACAACTGTTTGTTCAAATTTAATTTCCATTTTATTCACCTCCCTCCACTCTTATCATAGGAATATTGAATTG